TGCTTTGGCTACGATTGGCGTGTCCGGCCCACCAAATAAAGCCTTGCCCATCGTCGCGCCCACGTCGCCGCCGCCCCACGCCCCGAGCCAGGCACCGATCATTCCGCCCACTGCGGTGCCCAACAACGGTATAACCGAACCGATGGCGGCACCGGCGGCGGCGCCAGCCAATCCACCGGCAAACCCACCCGCCGCCTCGCCGTAGCCTTCGGCCCTTTCATCACGGGTGGTCGCGTTCTGGTAAGTGTCCAGCACCTGAACGCCGGCACCGACCACCGCCAGCGCCCCGCCCGCTTTCATGCCACGGGACGGCCGACTTGCAGGGCCTTTTCTCTTTCGACCTGAATCGTGATCCAGCCCGTCATCATCACCGTCATTCGCGTTGGTCACGAATACCCGCTGCACGATGTTGGACCGCTCACCGGCCGAACCGCGCGCGATGTTCACCAGCCCCCGACCGATCTTCAGCGCGGCCCAGGCCTTGCCCGCCAGCAAGGCTCCGGCACTCAGTGCCGCCAGGCCCAGCACCACTTGGGGCGTTTCCTCGGACAAGGCGGTCAAGCCACGCGCTGTCGCACCGATACCGCTGGCCAGCGCATCCGTCGCCGGCCGTAGGGCATCCCCAATGGCCCGCAGCGAATCGTTGAACGCCTGACCGGTTTCGGCCCAGCGTTGTGACGAGGCTTCGCGACGTTCGTTCAGGTTCTTGTCGAGAATGTCCTTGCGCGGGCCGTCGGGGTCCGAAGCGCCTTTTTTCAGCTCCGCGTAGAATTTTTTGTTCTGGGTGTACGCCATCAACGCGGTCTTGACCTGCATGTCGGCAAACAGATCGCCGGTACGCAAAGTGGCAGCCAAGGCATCGGCCATCGCTTGCGCCTTGCCCGGGTCCGTCTCCTGGCTGATCTGGGTCAGCCCCTGACTCAGCTGCTTGGCCTTTTTCGGGTCGGTCTTTTCCACATACCGGCGCGCCAGTTCGAAGCTGGCCTCGAAGGTCGACAAGCCCTTGCCAATGGCGGCGTTCATCGAGCCCTGATAGTCGATCCCGGCATCGGCATAACCTTTGACGGTTTCCCCTGAACCGATTTTCGCGATCCAGTTTTTCAGGTTGTTGGCCGCCTCATCGGCGCTGCCGGCGCTCTTGATCTGCACCTGCAGCATGGCACCCAGTTGGGTCACGGCGTCCTGGCCGGTGATGCCGCTGCTGGCCATCTGCGCCAACAACTCCGGAAACCACTTGGCCATGTCGGCCGCCTCGAAGCTGCCTTGCTGGCCCAGCAACGCGACCGACGCCAAGGCCTGTTCCATTTTTTTCGGGTCGGTGATCTTGGCGTTGTTCTGCATCGCCAGAATCATCCTCGCCGTGTCGGTACCCGACGCGCCCTGCCCGACCGCAAACTTCGCAGCCACCGGGGCATACTTCAGCGCCTCGGCCAACTCCATACCGCCGCCGACCAACTGGTTCACCAGGTCAGCCACTTGGGTGTTGGCCATGCCGGAGTCTTTTGAGGTTTGGACGATGTCCCGGGCGGTGTCCATTTCCTGTTGGGTGTTGGCGGTACCGGACTTGATTGCGATGTCCCGGATGATCGCCTGAAAATCCGCGCTGACCTTGGTCGGTACCGCGGCCAGTGTGGTACCGGCCACCGCCGTGCCAAATCCGCTGCGCAGGCTCTCCCGCCCCTCTTCGACCTGCCCCATGCCTTTGGCTTTGAACTCGGCACTGCGCACCACCTTGCCCAGCGCCAAATACTCCTGCCGTAGGCGCCCGACTTCGACACCCTGCTTGCGTAGGCTGCGGGTGTTGGTCTCCAGCTTGCGCAGCAAGGCGTCGGCATTGGCCGCCCCGCTGTCGTGGGCTTTTTTCCATTCATCGCGCAGACGCATGGTCTCGCCGATGACTTTCTGCAAACCTTTGGCGCGGGTGGTTTGAGCCTCGAGCTTTTTCATTTCGCCGCTGACATTCTTGAAGGCGGCGCCGAGGGATGAATCCACAGCGCCGCCAATCACCAGCCCGAGCGAGAGTTTGTTCGCCATGCGGAGTACCTATATGCAACGGGGATGGGCTCAGTCCGTGAGCCACCAGACCATCTCGGAAAACGACAGGCCCTGAATCTCGGCCGCCGAAAAATTCAACTCGACGGCCAAGCGTTTGGCCAAGGCCTTTTGCAGCCGGGGGTTAAACCCCGTCGTCTGCTCCCAGACGAAAATAGGCGGTCTGCAAACGACGGTAATCGCGCATCAGCAGCCCCTCCAGATCCGCTCGGCCGATGCTCGCCAGGCTGCAGAACAAGACCATCTCCTGCTCTTCTTCGTTGCTCCCGCCCTGCAAGGTGGCGGCGCGCATTTCGCGCACCGTCGGTTCGCGCAGGGTCAGTTTGTCGACCTGAATGCCGTTGGCCTGACTCGGCCGAGACAGGGCCACGGTGGCAATGCCATCACCCAGTTGCAGCCACTTGGGCAGGATGTCTTTTGTGTTGCTCATGGTGTGGCTCCTTACATGCCCAGGGCAGACCGCACAGCGGCCAATTGGTCGACGCCGTCAATGACGCGGATCGAGTTGAGGGGATCGATTTCAAACATCACGCTGCCGTCGATTTCCAGCTTGTAATAGGTCACCGCGACGGCGTACTTGAACTCGCCTTTTTCACCCGGTTTCCAGTCTCCCGGATCGACTTCCTTGAGGCTGCCACGCAGGGTGGCGACCACCGACTTGACCGCACCTTTCTGGCCTTTGAAGGCGCCGCGGAACGAGGCGTTGAACGCCGTCAGATCAGCTTGGCCAAAAAACTTCAGCACCTCGCGGCGCACGCCGTTGGTGATGAAGCTGGCTTCGAGCTTTTCGGTGCCCATGTCGATCTCGACCGGCGCGTCCATGCCGCCGGCGCGGTACTCGTCGGTCTTGAGCGTCAGTTTGGGCAGAGTCAGGCTCGGCACGTCGCCTTGCAGGCTGATGCCGTCCACGAACAGGTTGGTGTTGTAGAGCACTTCCGGAATCATAAAGGGGCCTCCTTAGGCGGCGGTGTCCAGCACTTCAGTGATCCACTGATCGGTCACCTCCACGCGGAAGTTCGGGTTTTCGGCCGGCGGCACGTCGGTGAACCGAATGTTCCAGTACACCTTGCCGTCGCTGAGTTCGCTGGAAGTGTTCAGCTCTTCGTCGGCATAGACCTCAAAGTTGATGATCGCGCCCTGGTTCTTCAGGTCGCGCATGAACGCCTGCAGGCCTTCGGTCACGTCCTTGACGTAGGTCGCGGTGATCGAGCGGTCGACGGCCCATTTGTGCGCGTAGAGGATCGCGTCCATGACGATATCCAGCGTGCGCACGCGGGTGACGAACTTCCATTTCGAGTCGCTGGACAGTGTGCGGTTACCCCATAAACGGTAACCGTCGTCACGAATGATCGTGGTGATGTTCGCGTTGTTCAGCAGGTTGGCCCGGCAGGACGCATCTCCGTCGAGAAACTCGATCGGCCGCGTGGTGCCGGTGATGCCGACAAATTCCTTGTTCGACGGCGAGGCCCAGAAACCGTAGGTGGCATCGGTCCAGGCAAACAAGCCGGCGGTCCAGGCCGAAGCCGGCGCGTTGACCGTGGCACTGGTTCCGGTGTCCCAGAACTGCACGCCCGGGTCGACCATGTAGGCGTGTTTGCTGCCGAAGTTTTCGGCATAGGCGATCGCGGCTTCGTCGGTGGTGTTCGGCCCGTCGAGGATGGCCATGGCCCGCATCTTGTCGCCCAGTGCCACCAACTCAGTGGCCACCGCCAGCGTCGACGAGTACCCCGGAGTCACCAACAACCGTGGCTGGGCGTTGAACTTGCTTTTGCCGTTGAGCAGCGCCTGCATGCCGGTCCGGCTGCCATCGGCCCAAACGCCACCGATGATCGCGGACAACTGCTCGGCCGGGTCCGTCAGCAGCGGCACGCCGACAGCGACAATCACCGCCTTGGACCGCTTGAAAATGGCCTTGCAGTCCTGGGTGATCGCCGCATCCGGTCCCCAGGCGGCGACCGCTTCGCTTTCGCGGGTGATCAGCAGCAATTCGTTGGCCGCCGCGGTCGCCGGCGGCCCCACGGTGAAGGTGTTGCACAGGCCGATGATCGATGCTGATGGGGTGGCGATGTGTCGTGCCCCCGTGTCCACCAGGGTCACGGTGACGCCGTGAAAGAAACTCATAGAGTGATGCTCCAGAAACGAAAAAGCCCCGCATAAGCGAGGCCGTGGGGATGTGCGGTGACGTGCAGCATGGAAAAGAAAACGCCCCGGCAATGCGGGGCGTCAGGACGCGGTGTTGGTCGATCCGTCCGGCTTTAGCGGCCGTTTATCACTGGCCGGAAATTCCGGTGATCCAGGCCAGGCCCGCAGCTCGTTGCGATAGGTGCGCCAAGCCAGCTCCGTGTTGAGCGCGGCCGGGTCGGCATCCAGGTGCTTGTCGATCTCTCTGCCCGCCCAATGCAGTTCATTTTCGATCCATGACCGTTCTCGCTGGCATTGAATCGCCAGATCGCGCGCGGCATCGAGTACCCAAACAAGACTATTCCAGACATAGGCCGCACTCGGTCGCGGCATGGTCGTCAGCTCCGGTGGCAACTCCCCCGGCATTGAATGCGTCACCTCGGCACCATCGGTGGTGCGGTAAGCCACGCCTCGGTAGTCGGGCACCACCAGCCACGTGCCATCCCTCCAGACCACCACCTCCCCGTCCCCGGCTTCGGGCGGTTTTTCCAACGTGGCGCCCGCTGGCAGACCGCAGCCACAGCTGACATAGGTTTCGTGTGGGCCGAGGTATTCGGTGGTGGTTTCACTGAACGTGTACACCTCGATCCAGCCGCTCTCTTCAAAAAAACCATTCACTAAAGTCGGCATCAGTACATCCTGCAAATGTAGTTGTACGCCACGTTACGCATACGGGTTTCCGTACTCACACGGACGACGGCTGAAGGATTGAAAACGACTGAGCGGTAACCCGTTGTGGTGACTTGCGGTGCAGCCGGCGTAATGGCCGTGCTGGAAGTACCCACCGAAAAAGCACCCGTCGCAGTGTTCACCAGTAACGTCGAGTCGTCGTCTTGCAGGACGAACTCGCCGGTCATGTTTTGCAGCGTGTCGAGCTGAGCGCTCAACACGGTGCGTCCCAAATCGGGGTCAACGCCGCGCCCGCCATCCAGGCCACGAATCGACTCACCACGCAGATCTGGCAGGATGCCGTTGGGATACACGGCCAGCAATGCCGGGTACCACTCGACATTAAACGCCTGCCCCGTCATCACGACGCAATTTTCTGGCGGCGTAGCGGTTGGCCATGGAAACGGCACGCCGACAGGGACAGCAAAGATGGAAGCGGGATCAAAATTGCTTTCGGTCCAGATCTTCCCGAAGTCGGATGCATCAACCTGTAATCCCACATCGCTCGAGGCGGGTCGATAACCAATGTAGACCTTGTTCGACGCCTGCCCCGTGCCACCGCCTTGCTGCACGGGCGTGAAACCCAGTGCCGCCTGGTACGCAGCAGGGTCAAAGTTACTCGTGTCCCAACCCGTCACCCACTCACTAAATACGAATCCCTCTGGGGTCCGAACACCGCCACGAGTATGGGTTGTACCGGAGTCATAGCCGATGATTTGTTGCCAGAGGGTGTCTTGACTGACCGCAACCAGCAGGGGGGAGAATTGACCGCCCTCTGGAACGTTCGGGCCGGGGTTCACCCGGTAAATGCCCACGGTGGTGATTGTGTCTAAATCGGTGCCTTCGGGAAGGACAATCCCCCCATGCCCCCAGCCATAAGCCCCCGTGAGCAATACACGGCCTGGTGTGTCATCTTGGGGAGAGGTTTGTTTAACCAGATCGGTTGAGTCCCAGGTGCTTTCCCATTCACCCCAAACACCGGCAGTCAACGCCCGGCGGTGTAGGGTGTGGTCGGCATTCCCATAGATCTCCTGAAAGGCGTATTGACCTGGTGTAATCGCCGAGACGCGAACCCAACCCTCATAGGGCACGCCACCTGGCCCTCCCGTGCCATTGCTGACGAAATAGAGGGCCGACACCGTATTCAGGCTACCGATATCAACATCACTGACCGCATATGCAGCCCCGCCCCAGCCGAACCCTCCGACCTTCATCAGCGCATCAGGCGTTTCATCGTGCAAATCGAGTTGCACCGCAGCGGTCGCGGCGGTGCCCAGCCCGAGGTTATTCCGAGCCTCGACCACATCCGCAACATCGCCCAGGTTTTCACTGACGGCCATAGCATCGGTGATGCCGTAGCCGGCCAGGGTGGTCGGGTTGGTGCCAGCGATCACACGCCCAAGGGCATCGACGGTGACACTGCGAAACGTGCCCATACCACCCCCACTGCCGCCCGCGATCATTTCAAACTGCAAACCGGTGGTGCCGAGGGTGATCGGCGCGTCGGTGACCAACTGCCAGAGGCTGTCGCCATTGGTCGTACCCTGCTCGACGTGGATAAACAACCCCGGCGTCACTTCCAGGCTGTTGTCGGCATCGGCGGCCCGCGTCCAGCCTTCGGCGCTGACCATGTAGAGACCGTTGTCTTGGACCTCTGCCTGGGCGGTCACCAGTACCCGATCGCCAACGACCACGGCCACGTCATCGATGGTCTGCACATTGCTCAGGGCAATGGCGGCGGTGGCCGCCACCCGCGCTGACTGTTTGTTATCTAACTTGGCCAGCGCTTCGCTGATCGCGAGGTCCACGTATTCACGCGTGGCCAGCACCACCGCTGGGTCGATCTTCAGCACGATGTTCGCCGAGCTGCTGACGATGAAGTTCATCCGCACGACCTGGGTCTTGCCACTGCCCTGGTCCAGCAACGGTTTGTAGCTCGGTGCGCAGTTGGCCACCGCCACCAGGTCGCCGTCGACATCGTACAGGCCGATCTCGCGAATCCACTCACCGCCGACTTCGGGCGGGATGATCTGCTCGGTGATCACGGTGTTGGGATTGGCCGGATCGACGCGGATCTGGTTGATCGGCGCCCGGCGCCATTCGTTGATCAACTCGGTTTGCAGGCGATCGGGAATCGGGTCGGTGCCGTTGGCATCACCCAAGCCCATCGCGGTAAACATCCAGTCCAGGCCCATGGCGATGGCATTGGCGTGTTTGGCTTCACCGACCGCCGTGAGAATGGCAAAAAACTGACTGGTTTTATCAATCATAGGGATAAACGTCCAAAGTATCGGTTTCATCGACGCAGAGCGCCGGGCCAAAAGTGCCGGTCACGTCGATGTCTTGCGGGGCCGGGGGGTACACGTCGATCTCTTCGCCTTCTTGCACGCACACGGCAATGCCCAGCACGCCCTCGGTCTGCAGGCTGAGCGCCAGGTTGGTCATGTGCCGGCTGACCGGACGGGCGTCGTCGATCAACCACGCCAGTTCCTCGTACAGTTCCTCGGTGATGCCGGCGTCATTCAGCCCCACCTCCAGGGCGAACGTACCGGGCACGCCCTCCGGCACGGTGTCGAACCACTCGACCACGTCGATCAGGTAGCCCAACGGCTCGACCACCCGCCGCAGCGCACCGATGGTGCCTTTGCGTGCATGCACGTCGTACGCCGAACGGATCGCCGTGCGCTTGGCCTCCTGGGTCCAGTTATTGTTCCAGCGGTCCACCGACCAGGCCGAGGCCAGGTACGGCAACAAGTGTTCGGGGCAGGTGTCGGCGTTGTACAAACTGCGCAGCGGAATCAGCGTATTTTCATAGTTGGCCGCCTCGACGGCCAGCTCCAGCGGCGTGCTGTTGAGGGGCAGCTGACTGCTCATGTCAGACTGGCTCCCAGCACCACGTTGTAGCTCGTGCAGTACGCCGCCTCGGCCTTGCTCGGTCTGACGTCCGTCCAGTCGAGCAGCTCAACCCGGGCGATGCCGGGAACGTGCAATTGCGCATCGATTCCCGAGCGCGCCACTTCCAGACCGAGACGGCGGCGTGGGTTGATCCACTCGCTCAGGCGTTTCTGGCTTTCGGCCAGGTAAGCTTCGTTTTCCGGCCCCGGTGCCTGCGGGTACAGCACCGCTTCAATGTGGTAATCGATGACCACGGTGCTCTGCACCGTGAGGCGGTCGGCCACCGGCCGCACGTCCTCATCATTGAGGTGCAGCCGGACCTCTTCCAGCAATTCCGGCGAGGCGGCGCCACTGCCTTCCAGGCTGAGCACGGTGACCATTACCACGGCCGGCGACGGGCTTTCCGCCGTGGCATCGGCCACCAGGCCCGAGGCATTGCGCGCATGCAGGATGTAGCTATTACGCGGCCCCGCCGTGGTCAGCCCCTCATACGACAGCTGCACCCGCTCGCGCAGGGCATCGTCTTCCTCAAGCACCTGCGGCGTCGGCGGTACCGTGCTCGGGTCTCCCACCTGAATCACCAGGCGTTGCAGGTTGACGTTGGCAGCCAGGTGATCGAGGTCAGCCCGCTCGGCATGGGCCAACAGCAAGGCCTTGCCCGCGTCGTTGACCCGCGCCCGGTTCTGCAAGGCGCCATACGCCGCCTGTTCGATCAGCTTGAGCACCGGGTCGCTTTCCAGCTCCGCGCTCCAGTTGTCGCCCATGCTCAGACGGAAGGCTTCCAGCTTCTCCTGGTAGACCTCTTCAAAGTCGAGGTCTTCCAGCACTTGCGGCGGCGGCAGGGCCGCCAGTTCCATGGTCATGCGGACACCTCCAAAGTCACGTCGCTGCCCAGGTACTGTCCGGTCAGCTCAAAGGTGATACGTCCGTCGAGGATGGCCACGGCGCGCACCCGGCCCAGCTTCAGACGTGGCTCCCAACGGCCCAACGTGCTGGCCACCTCGGCCTGCACGGCACTCTTCCAGCCGTCATTGACCGGCAGGTCGACAAAGCGCCGCAGTTTGCTGCCGTACTCTGGGCGCATACGCCGGCTGCCCAAGGGCGTGGACAAGATGTCCTCGATGGACTGGCGCAGGTGATCGAGGCCGGAAATGAGTTGGCCGGTGTGGCGGTCCAGTCCGATCATCCCGATCATTGGATCAGTCCTCGACCGCGACAAAGTCCTTACGGCCATGCAAATACTCGAGTGCGACCGTGTCATCCAAGGCCACTGCGACCTGGCCTTTTTCGACTTTCAAGGTGCGCTCGGCGTCCAGTAGGACCAGCACCCGAGACGTGTACAGCGTGTCGCGAAAAATGCTCAGCGTGGCGGGCGCGTCAGTGTCGGTCGAGACTGCCTTGGTTTTATTCGTCATGGTTTTTCTCCAGGCATGAAAAAGCCCGCGCGCGGCGGGCTGAAGGTGAATGTTCACTCAATGCGAGTGGTTGCTGCTGTTGCCGCCGGCATCCATGATCGTGCCGGCGCCGGTGATGTCGCCGGACACGCTCAACGCACCGTCGATGCTCACCTCACCCACCAACGTGATCTGGCTGGCAGTCATCCGGACTTGAGCCGGCGTCACTTCAAACTGCGAGTCACCGACCGTGATGGTCGCGCGGCTGCCGTCGGGTAACGCGATGCTGTAGCTGCCGGCTTCCCAGTCGTAGACCAGTGAGCCGCCATCGTCGAAGTACCAGGCCTCGACGTGATCGCGGTTGTCCGGCGGCACCCCGGCGTTGCCATACAGCCCCGGGATAAACGTGCCCATGGCCGGATCACCGCTCGGGCTGAACAGCGCGCCCTGCTCATTCAGACTTGGCGCGCGCCAATGACGGGCCTTGCCCGCCGCCAGACTGTGCCAGCGCACCCAGGCACTGACCCAAGTACCGGCCTTGACCCGCACCCGCCCGGCCATCAGATCGACGCCGACTACCACGCAGGGCATCAGCATCGCCGCGATCATCCGGTCGTGTTCGGCGCTGGCGTATCCCATGCCAGATCCTCCGGCTGAAAGTAGTGGTCTTCATTGCCGGTACCGGTGCAACCATCGACGTTCAGGTACAGGGAACCGGGCGGTTCGACTGGCCATAACCATTCGGTTTCGCCGATCTGGAACACCTGTTTCCACTCCACGATCCACACCACAAATTGCGCCAGCTCCGGCATCGAGTCGTCCGGAAATGCACGCACATCCTGCACCTCTTCGACAAAGTCCAGCCCCCAATACTGCCCGCGCAAAATCTTGCTGATCTCGGCGGCCAGAATGGCGGCCTGCAAGGCCGCTTTGCTGATGGTGGAATCGACCATGATGCACACCTGGAAGCGGCCGCTCAGGGAGGTTTTTCCGCTGCCATTGTCGGCGGCTTCGCCGATTTCCGTCAGGGCGAACAACACCGCTGGTAGACCGACTTCAGCGTTCAGTTCGGGGAACGCCTCGACGCTCACCACCGACGGCAAGCCGGCGCGGAACGTCGCCTCGATCGCATTGTGTAAGGTCGTCAGCTCATCCATTGTTCAAACTCA